TTCTGTTGATTTCATGCGAAAGTATCACACACAACTGCCCAACGGAAAACACGGTGTCATGGTAAAGATACCTTCTGCCCTAATAACTGATCTCGACCTTCTTACCTATGTTAATGAGTGTTGTGATGAAGTACTTATTTCTACTGGGATGAGTAAACAATCAGAAATAGACTCAGCAATAGTTGCAGCACAACCTGGCGTAGTTTTTCACACTAATTCCACCTATCCTTCGCCTAATCATGAATTAAACCTTGACTATATCACTTACTTGAAACATATCTCTAGTGAATTCGATAGAAAGTTCGAAGTTGGCTATTCTGGTCACGAATTTGGACTCACAACAACTGTCGCAGCCTCAGTAATAGGCGCAACTTGGATAGAACGCCACATAACTCTAGACAGAACCCTTTGGGGTAGCGATCAGATGGCCTCAGTTGAGCCTCAAGGTCTAATTAAATTGGTAAAAAGCATACGTGACGTCGAATCATCTCGTGGAGGATATGGCGCTAGAGAAGTTTTACCTTCTGAGATGCAGAAGAGAAAAACACTAAGAGGAAAATAAGCAAAGCCGATATGTCTAGGAAAATAACAATCAAAAATGTGCTTCAATTTATCGAAGGCAACGCTAAAATGTTTGGTGATTATATTGACTTGTTACCTCAGCATGAAAAGGAACAAGTAGTCTATCGTAGTTGGGTATGCAGAGAAGACTGTATTAAGCTAGGCTATTGCAAACAGTGTGGGTGTTCGGTTCCTGGCAAACTTTACGTAAAGGAGTCATGTAATGATGGTGAACTTTTTCCTGACCTAATGGACGCAACTTCTTGGAAAGAATATAAAGAGTCAAAAAAAATAAACTTAGATGAATTACTTCATTGATATCGATGATACTATACTTGAACTAATAGTAAAGACAGATTACTGCACGGCTATTGCAATTCCAGAAGCAATTGCAAAGGTGAACTCACTATACGAAGAAGGTCACCATATTGTTTTGTGGACGGCTAGAGGAACCGTTACTGGCAGAGACCTTTCTCAACTTACTAAATTACAACTAGAGGAGTATGGCGTTAAATACCACGAGCTTAGGTTCGGTAAGCCTGCATACGATGTTTTTATAGACGATAAGGCGATAAATGCTAGAGAATGGTTAAAGAGCTAAAAATACTCGTCCTAGGTAACGATCCTCAAATAAATCAAATTGATTTCAGTCGACTTGACCCCAGTGTGATCACGCTTGGCGTTAATCGAATCTGGTTAAAGCACATACCTAATTTCTTTTTCTTTAACGATTTTGAGATACTCAAGGAACTAGAAACAAAGCCTGAGGTAGTCAAGGCAATAGTCTCAAAATCACAGTGTTTTAGCAGTGACTGGTTAAATAAGTCAAAGAAAATAAAAAATTTACCAGACTGGATTAAAGTCTACGATCGACCCAATAAAAAGTCTCTACCTGATTCAGTAACAGCTGCTATTTCCATATTTAAGTCACAATACCTCAACTATCGTACTGCGACCTTCTATATTGCGGGAGTATCTTTAAAATGGGCAAATCCTAGTCATTTTTGGAAAGAGTTAGATTATGATTCTTTAAATAAACATGATAAAAAGTGGTACGATCCTAGGTTTAAGCTAATGTTAGAAAACTTTAAAAATCTATCTACTAAAAATAACAGCATAGTCTCAGTGCACCCCGACTCGCTACTCAATAAATACTATCGTTATGAAGGTATTGAAAATCTCTACGTAAATTAACCTGGGATTGCAGAAAGTAATTTAGTGACAGTCGTTATTGCTGCGATTAGTGCAATCACAGGTGCAGGTACCTTAAATTTTAATTTTGTTGCTATCATTAGAACAGTAGTCAGTGACGACAGCACGACATTTAAAGTCTTAAGAATGCTTTTCTTAGTCTGTATGGCTACACCTAGCGTATATACTGGATTAGGGACAGCTGGCGGTAATGCAGCTGGTAATGCAGCATTTGCAACAGTTGCTGTAACTTCAGCTGGAATAGAGTCTAGTGCTTCTTTTGCTATTTTATATTCTTGCTTCATCTTGATTATTTCCTCTTCAACCATTGGCTCAAGACTCTTTTTTACACCATCAAGCACAGCCTTTGCGTCTTCTTTTGCCTTCTTTTCTGCCTCTTCTTTAGACATTCCTCTCTCTATGTTTTCCTCTTTATCGGCATCAATCATCTTTAGGTATCCACCTAAATTTTCATCCTTCTTAATTATGTTTTCTATTACCTTGTCCTTAGTTAACCCAGGTATGTCTGTACCTAGTTTACCTAATTCTTTGATTCCTTTTATCTGTTCTGCTAGTTCTTCCATTACTTTGTTTTTGTTGTTTTACTAAGTACTACACCTGGTAGTAATTGTGGAATAGGTGGCGTTCCTGAGCCTGGGTGAGTGTGAGCATTAAAAAGCTTTAAAAAAGTCTTACCTTTAATCAAATATTCAGCAATTGCTGCTGATGATGATTTACCTAATTCGATATTTGGAGAATCGATAATTACCTTATTATCAGTCTTCATAGTTATTTGATTTTCTTTGTCTATATTAATTAACGCTCCTTTTACTGAAAGAGTGAGTCCTTTACTTACACTAAACCATATCTTTAATTCCTGGTCCCCATCGAAAAGAACGATATGACTTCCTGCATACTCAGAGTTTAGTTCTCCCTTAACGTCTTCTGCTAATTCTTGTAGAGCAAAATATTCAGGTGAATATGGGTTACCATTATCAAAAACAACTGCAACTACTGAATTCAGTTTAGGTATAGAGACAGCGCCACCTTTACCAGCTTTCCCAAAAACAGTTCCTCTATTTTTAGGAAATGCCCAAGGTATATCCTCAACTGGAATTTCGTCGTATATACTTGCTACTCTTACCTTTGCTCGGCCTTCTTTTCTAGGATCTTCGATATCCACAATTATCCCTAAGAATTGTTTATCTAAGAGGTCATCAAAGTCCCTAGCCGTTATATCGTGATTTCTACTCATCTATTATTATATCTTTAGATTTAATTTAGTTTTAATCGTACACATCTCCTAAATTAGTCGGAGAAGAAGGTTTTTGTTTGTCTGGATATACATCACCCAAGTCTTTTACTGGAGCATAGAGTAGGTTTGTAATAGGATCAGTCACCTTGTTAGTAAGACCACCTATATTCTTTAATCCATTTGAAACGGCCTCTATGCCTTTAGCTGCCGTGTTACCTACAAACGGTAGACCTACTACTGAATTTAATACACCAGCGCCAGTCGCTAAGATTTTTGCCTGTCTCCATGGATTATTCACCCTGTTCTTTGTAGCATCATCATAGAGTTTAGTTCCATCGTAATATCCACTCTCTTCCTCAAAATAACCTACCTTTATATCAAACCTGCTAGTGTTAGGCGTGCTTTTAGTAGCTACCTCCATTGCTGCACCTGCTTGTGCACCTGCAAAACTGTCGCTGAAATCAAACTCACACTGTCTACACTTAAATTTCATGAATCCAAACTGTTTAATCGTACTGTTTTCGTCATCCATTAGGCCTAGCCCGCTTAGCGACGATGATATCTTACCAGCCGCTCCGTTTATTGCTGCTGTGTTTATACCTAGCGCGTTTGCAGCATTACCTGCTATTCCTGGTATTTCAAACCTCATATTTCTAGTTTCTGCCACCCAAACCTCCATCGCAAACCATCTTAAGTTTTCAGGAACTCTAGCAAGCATTGCCTCTTTGTCATATATTGCTGCTCTATACAGGTTTGCAAGCTGACTTATCCTTAAATCTACTGCTTCTAGCGTCTCAATCGTTAGAATTTGATCGTATTTCTTAACAGAGTTCATGTCAGTTGCAGCTTTATACATCGTATCTAAACCTTTAATGCTTTGAAAGTACCACGGTGTTTTCGTAGAAATGTAATCTAGCGATCCCTTAAATGTAGTTAGTGCATCTTCCATGTCGTTTCTACCAATTGACCCCAAGTAACTACTTGCAGAATTTGGATTAGTCTTCCTCCCTTCTGCAAATAGTGGGCTGGCCCATAAAGAGTTTACAGTTCCCAAATCAAGTCCGCTAAAGCTAAAATCTATACCGAAACTTAGGTAAGTAGGTTCGTCAAAGGGATCAGTTACATACCCTCTTCTAAATCCATTTACGCTTCTAGCTACATTAAAAAAGTTAAACATTTGGTGTCTTTATTTTTTTAGAAGCAACCCATTCTCTTCGAGCTAAGATCAGCTCTGTGCTAAATTCTTTAGCCTCTCCATCGAAATAGTATTTTGCTCCTTTTACCCAATATTTACCGCTTAGCTGTACATCAGGCACCTCATCTTCTGCCTTACGATTACCTTCGTTTGCTGGTTTTCTTGGATCATTCTCTTTTCTAATCTGGTCAGCAACTCTCTGCGTTATTATCACCGATATCACCGATCCTCTGATCACCTGAAAATTTATTCCAGCCAAAGATATTTTAAGCTGTATCTTTTCTAATTCCTTTAGATTTATATCGTTTGCTATTTTAGCATGATTCCAGTTTTGATGAGTGTTACCGTACTCAATATTCATCCACTTTTTAAGACCTACATCAGATAATCCCTCAGGCTCAGGTAAAAGTACCTGGTCTTCAGCGAGCCCAACCGTGTTTGTTGGAGCTACAAAATAGTCTACGAACTTATCAGCCGGTTCTCCCTCTAACGTATAATCGTAATAATAAATCCTCTTCTTGTATC